AGGTAAAACTGGAGATAAAACTAATACAGCACGGTCAAGGTCTTTTAAAGCTAGACATGGTGCTAATATTAAAAAAGGTAAGATGAGTGCAGCATATTGGTCTAACAAGGAAAAATGGTAATGGCAAAACGTGGACTGTACGCTAATATAAACGCTAGAAAAAAAGCTGGTACAAGTAGAAGCAAGAAAAAATCTACTATTAGTAAAAAATCTTACGCTAATATGAAAAAAGGATTTAAAAAGAAATGAATGATGAATTTACGAGAATACAATTGCAATTAGACAAACATTCTGGACAAATAGCAAAGCTATTTAGCAAGATTGATGACACTAATTCATGTATTCAAAAGATAAATACCTCTTTATTACAAATTAAATGGGGAATTTATGGTGCTTTTGCTTGGTATGTAGTAACTCATATTGGTATTATTGAAGCATTGAGGTTAATGTGATAGCATTTATAACAAATATAGCACCAATAATGCTTGGTTTTATTGGAAAGTTACTTGCTTTAAAAAGTCAAGCAGCACAAGAACAACAAAAAATGATGATACAGAATCTACAAGTGCGTAATGATTCTATTAATCAGGCTAGAGAAATGGCAGCCAAAGAAAGTCCAATGGCTGCACTTAATCGCAGAGTTATTATATTTGTAATACTTGCGTTAGTAATATTTACTCAAGTAGCACCTGTATTTTGGGATGTACCAACAGTAATACCTACAGTAATAATAGGGGTAAATTTTGTAGGATTGCAATTAACTCCAGATGTGATAGAATATGTGACTGTAGAAGGGATGTTAAAGTTTGATGAAATATTTAGATGGGCAACAATGATAATTGAATTCTACTTTGGAGCACAACTAGCAAAAGGTAGGTAATAAATGAGAAGGGCAATTGTTATACCCGACCAGCATTTTCCGATACATGACGAAAAAGCAGTCAAAGTTGTATTAGAAGCGATAGATTTTATTAAACCAGACATATTTATAAATCTGGGTGATGTTGGAGAATGGAGTTCTGTGTCTGGTCATAGATATAAAAGACGAAAACGACCACCATTAGAGTACCAGCTTCCAGAAATAGATGAAGAAATTAAAGCAGTTAACAAACAAATAGATAGGTTTGATAAGGCTTTAGATAAAGTTAAATGTAAAGAACGACATATACTAGCAGGTAATCACGATGAATGGCTTGATGCATTTGTAGAAGAAAATCCTTATTTAGACCAATACACATTTAAAAATGCTTGTAAGTGGGATGAAAGAGGATATGAGTATCGTAAGTATAATGAGGTTTTAACTATTGGTAAGTTGTCTTTTATACATGGTGCTTATTGTGGCGTTAATCATGCTAAGAAACATTTAGATGCTTACGGAACAAACATAATGTACGGGCATGTTCATGACGTGGCTCGACATTCAGCTACAAGATTGTTAGATGGAAACATTAGTTCGTGGGCGATGGGTTGTTTAAAAGACATGTCAGCAGAAAATAACACATGGCTTAAAGGTAGATTACATAATTGGAATCATGCTTTTGGAGTTATAACTTTTTTTGACAATGGAAATTTTCAAGTAGAAGTGGTAGATATTGTAAAGGGGAAAGGCTCAGTTTGGGGCAAAATAATTAAAGGATAGATTATGACATACAGAGGGTTAATTAATCAAATATTAATTAGATTAAGAGAAGACACAATACCTGTTGATTGGACTGGCAATATTAATGATAGTAATAATGTTTCAGATTATCAAAAAGTTGTAGGCTCTTTAATTAATGATGCAAAAAGAAGTATAGAATCTTATCACGATTGGTTAATTTTAAGAGAAACAGTAAATATTAATACTGTTGCTGGTACTAAAAATTACAATTTAAACTCTGGTCAAGAAATTAAAATTGTGGATGCCATAAACAACACTACAGGGATGCATTTAAATCAGGTAAGCCGAGTGTACATTAACTCAGTAAAGTACCCTACAGACGATACTGGTGAGCCTCTGTACTATGCATTTAATGGTAGTGATACTTCTAATAACTTAAAAATAGATTTATCGCCAATTCCTACAGAAGTTCAAACACTTTCTTTTGACATTGTAAAACATCAAGATGAATTAACTTTAGCTACTACAGTTTTAAAAATTCCAACTCAACCAGTTATATTAGGAGCTTGGGCAAGAGCAATTGCAGAGCGTGGAGAAGATGGAGGAACACAATCTAGTTTAATGGCTCAAGAAGCTAGTGAAACACTTAAACAAGCTATTATAATAGATAGTGCAAATACTCAATATGAATCAGATTGGTATATTAACTAATGGCAAAACAATTATCATACAATCCTTTAATTGATATAGGTATTAATGGTTTAAATACTCAAACTAATCCTGCATCATTAGAAGCAGCTTGGCTTGTTAAAGCAGAAAATATAGTTATTAAAGAGTCTGGTCGTGTTTCTATACGAAAAGGTTTTGACCAAAAAACAACTCAAGTAGATGAAGAAATACGTTCTATGGTTGAACACAACGACCAAGGAACAATTAAAATATTTGCAAGTTTTGGAACGTCAATTTATACAACAAATTTTTCAACTCCAAACACTCCCTTTCCTTCAAGTGGTGCTGATGTTAAACATACTGTAGCTAATACAACAGGAAATTGGCAATTTATTAATTTTAATAATAGACTACATTGTTTACATGAAGGAGTAGTACCTCAAAGATATGATGGTTCTCTTCCAGCTAATGAAAAGTGGTCAACTGCTGATGCAACTAATGCAATTAACCTTGCTAATGGTTCTGAAATAACTGATACTGAACACGCAAGTAATGGAATTTTGGCAGATAAAACTTATCAAATTACTGTTTTAGGCACGCCACCTACTCCGTTTGATTTAGTTGGTGGTAATACTGACAATGCTGTAGGTGAAATTTTTACTGCAACTCATAAAGGTTCTGAAGGCCAAAGTGAATTAATAACTGCTAATAAAATGGTAGATGGTACAGTATATAAAATTATTAATTTAGGCGATTCAGATTTTACTTTAAACGGACATAGTGGTGTTGTTATAGCTGTAGGTTCTTTTGTAGTTGGCACTTCTTATACTATTAAAACTGTTGGTAGTACCGATTTTACAGCAATAGGTGCATCTGGTAATACAGTAGGAGTTGTATTTACCGCAACTGGAGTTGGTTCTGGAGGAAGCGGAACTGCTACAAGTCGACCAATAGTAGATGACGTGTTTGAAGCAAACGATGTCTTGGGTATTGGAACTGGTTTGGTTAGAGAAGTTCTTACTAATACTAATGGAAAAGTAGTAGAAATTAAAACTAATCCTACTCTTACTACTATAACAGTAGACAGCGCAACTGGTTTTCCTACTACTGGAAAAATAATTATTGATGATGAAATAATTACTTATACTGGCAGAACATCTACAACATTTACTGGTTGTACTAGAGGTGCAAATAACTCAATTGCTACACATCATTTAGATAATGCTGTAGTTACAAATGATACTGCTCCTAAAAGTGTTACTAATGGAGAATTTAAACCTACTTGTGGTGTTGGTTTTTATGGCAGACTTTGGGTAGGTGGAGTAGCAGAAGAAAAAGATGTATTACATTATTCTGCTTTATTAGATGGAGATGATTTTAGTTTACAAAATGGCGGTGGTGCATTTAATTTAAAAAATGTATGGGGTAAAGATGACATTATTGCAATAGCACCTTTTTATGGTCAACTTGCAGTTTTTGGTAAAAACAATATTGCTTTATATTCAAGACCAGACTCCGTATCGCAAATGCAACTTAGTGAAGTTATACGAGGAATAGGTTGTATTGCAAGAGATACAGTTCAAGCTATTGGAGATGATTTAGTTTTCTTATCTTCTACTGGACTTAGGTCATTAGCTCGTACTTCAGAAAAAGATAAAGTTCCTTTAACTGATTTGTCTGTAAATATTAAAGATACATTAATTAGAAATTTAGCACAAACTTTAAATATTACATCTGGTTATATTGAAAATGAAGGCGTTTATGTTTTGTCTTTTCCAACTATTAATTTAACTTATGTTTTTGATTTTAAACATTTAACGCCTAATGCAGCACCAAGAATAACAACTTGGACTTTTACTAAAAATAGAAATCCATCAAGTATAATTTATACTACTGATTTCGGTATGTTAGTAGGACAAAAAAATGGTGGTATTGCAGAATATTTTGGATATTATGATACAACTAGAACTTTAGATAGCAACAACGCTCTTAAAATAATTTCTGATTCATATACAAGTTCTTTTGCAACAGTATGGTTAGATTTAGGAGAAACAGTACAAGCATCATTATTAAAAAAATTATTTATGGTTTTAGAAGGGGGTTCTGGCTCTACTTTATTTTTAAGATGGTACAAAGATTTTAGTCTTTCATCTTCTAAAATAACATCATTAATTTTAAATCCGAGAACTATTGGCTTTAATGCTTTATGGGGAAAAAGTCCAGGAACAGGAAAAATTAAAGTAGTTCAACCTGCTAGTACATTATATGGAGCACATACAGTAACAACTCTTACAGTAGGTTCTCTTGTTGTTGGAAGTTATTATGCTATTGCTAGTCTTGGTACTACGACACAAGCTCAATGGAATACTGTTGCTGGTACAACTGGTGTTACTTATATAGTAGGCTCTGTATTTAAAGTGGATGCAAATACTCAAGGAATTGGTAATGGAACAGTTGTAAGTCATACACACCTTGCAGCCAACCACATTAGAAATGCTACCTTTGCACCTGTATACGGAATTAAAGAATACAGAACTCCATTAATAGGTTCTGCTAAATTTTTAAAAATTCAAATTGATATAATAAGTAATGGTTTTTCCACATCATTACAAAATTTAACACTTTTACATAAACAAGGAAAAATAAGATAATGGCAAATTATAGTATATTAATAGATTGGCAAGCTAAAGATTCGTTACCAGATACAGACGTTAATAAAATAATTAGTGGTCAAGATTTTTTTGATGAATTTGAAACAATTAAAAATTCAATACAAACTAAAGCTGAACTTCTTGGAGATGTAAATAATGCATTTAGTACAATTAAAGCAGTTGATGCTAGTGACCAAGCATTAGCAGCTTCAACATCTTGGGTTAGAGCATTTAATATTCGTGAATATGTAACTCGTACTAATGGTTCTGGTTTAAGAACAATTAGCACAAGTGATGCTAGTGGTGGTGCTAATGGTGATATTCATTATAAGGTTAGCTAATGCCAACTGCTCCAGCAACACAAGTTAAACATGCAGGCGTACATAAAACTGTGTCTGGCATACAAGTAAAAGAAAGCGGTGTTTGGAAAAGAGTTGTTAAAGGACAAGTAAACGACTTAGGAACTTGGAAAACATTTTTTGTAAATAAAACTACAATTACTATCCAAGACATTACAGAAAATATAGATTTAGATAATTATGCTCCTGTTACTGCTGAAGCTAAGTTAGGTGATGTCGATATAATTATTTCGGGTGACGTTTTTGTTTATTCTAACGATGTTAATGTTCCTGCTTTTAAAACTGGTACTGAAATCGAAGGCATACTAACTATTATTTTTAATGGTGGTTATATAGTTGGTGCTGGAGGAACTGGTGGTACTGGTGGTAATTCTGCTGCTAATGGTAGTGCTGGTGGTACTGGTGGAATTGGATTACTTGTAGAAAAAAACATTGTTATTGATAATAATAATAGTGGAAGCCTTCCACACGTTCTTGGCGGTGGCGGAGGCGGAGGTGGCGGAGGCGGTGCTTATGCTGACCAATTTGGTTCAAGAGATGACCGAGCTGGTGGTGGTGGTGGTGGCGGTGGTCGTTCTTTTGGAATAGGTGGAACAAAAAGTAGTGAAGTAGATGGCTCAACACCTAGAACTGGTGCTGCTAACGGTAGTGCTGGAAGTAGAGATTCTTCTGGTAACGGTGGTGCTGGTGCAAATGTAGATGGTGATGCTATAGGTGGTACTGGCGGAGCAGGCGGTGCAGGTGGGGCTAGTGGTGCTAATGGAGCTAACGGCAATGGAGAAAGTGTTGGTGCTGGCGGAGCAGGCGGTGCAGCAGGTACAACAATATCAAACGATGGAAATTTTACAACATCATAAATTTAGGTAGGAGATAGAAATGGCAAGAGGTGATTATTTAAAAGATACAAAAGGTGGAACTCAATCCCGAAAAGATAATAAATCAACCAGAAAAGGTGGGAAGGGTAAAGGTACTGATTTAGGTGCTATTTTTGATATAATTGGTGGTTTGTTTGGTGGCAATAAATTAAGTAAAGTTGCTCAAGAAAATAGAAAATATCAAGAAGAAAGAGAAAGAATAGCATACGAAAGGTCATTGCCTTGGAATAGTACAAGTGCTGCTGGAAGCGTTACTTTTGACCCAGAAACTAAAATGATGTTACAATCTTTATCTCCAGAGTTTCAAGCATTAATGGGTAATTTTTTAGGGCAATCAACTGCTGCTTCTGATGAACTAGCAAGATTAACAGCTGACCCATACGCTATGGAACAAGAACAATTTCAAAGATTTGAAGATATGAACGCTAATGCTTACAATCAATCAAGACTTCAAGGACAAGAAGCTGCAATAGCACAAGGCAGAGAAGGCGGTACTCAAGGTTACTATGATAGTCTTGCTACTGAAGATGCTATTAATCAAAATAGAATGGCTGGTCAAATGGCTTCTATAGGTACTGGTATGGATTATAGAAATATGTTAGGACAAGAATCACTTAATTTTGGTCAAGGCGGTATGAATGTAGCAGGTATGCTTAATTCACAGGCAGACTTAGGTAGACTTATAGGACAAGGTTCTAATTTT